AATCATGCAAAACATACCGGATGAGAAGATTATCATTTCAAGAAACGGTGTGAATAGAGAGAGATTCTTTAGTGATATAGCTAAAAATGAAAATAAGATCATTTGGCCATCGTCTTTAGATAGAGGTCTTGAGCGGGCTATTGATATTATAGAAATAGCGAGAGAAAAATCAGGTCGAGATTTAGAGCTGCATGTTTTTTACGGTATTGAGTCTATGTATAACCCACACTTAAGAGAAAAAGCAGAAATGCTTAAGAAGAAAATGGATGAGCGTCCGTGGGTTAAGTACATAGGTAACGTGGATCAAATGCGTTTAGCGAGAGAGTTTCAAGAGAGTGTTGTTTGGTTATACCCAGCATCTTTTATTGAGACATATTGTATCAGTGCAATTGAGGCTATTTACGCTAAGTGTGTGCCCCTCGTTCGAGAGTTGGGAGCGTTAAAGAATACTTGTGCACCATTTCAAGAAAAGGGCTGGGCTAAAATATTATTTAAGGATGCCGAAACAAAAGAAGATCAAAGCGTGTGGGCTGATAGTTTGATTGAAATTTTAGATAAGAAATTATGGGCTAATATAGAGCCTGAACAATTTGATTATTCTTGGCGTGGAGTTGCAGACCATTTCATTGAGTTTTCAGGTCTAAAGGGGCAGTTGATGCTGGATACTGAAAAAGAAATGAGTTTTTAATGGCTATACCGCCCTTTGATGTAACAATTAAGGGGATGGCGTTGGCTGATTTAGGCCTAACGGACTGGAATGTCTATGATGGGTTAGGCCTTTTGACTATGGGATTAATTTGGCCATGCCATAATATATGGTATGGGCCTTATAATAGTAATGGAGCTACGAGTATAAGTACGACCTGGAGTTTATGTGCGGGTCAATCGATCACGACCACCTGGAGTTTATGCGCAGGTCAATCGATTGTAACAAACTGGACTATTTTTTCGACATATAACATAGAAAATTGCTAAGGATGGCACTATGACATTTTCAGAACTACAAGTAATAACCTCTGCATGGTTAGACGATGTGAACAACGGTTATTTTACACTAGCTCAAGTAAAGCAGTGGTTAAATAACGCTCAAATCGAGACACAAAAATTAGTGGTACAGGCGTTTGAGGGTCACTACAGAAAGTGCGTTGAAACTACAACGGTTGTTAACCAAAGAGAGTATCAATTACCTAGTGATTTTAAAAAAGTATCAAGACTTGAATACATATTAAGTGGGACTACGTTTCAAACTGAAGATAGGGCACGACTTCAAAAAGTGACTGAAAATCAGCAAGATTTTTTCCCAGATAAAGTTGGAACTCCTGTGGCTTATTATTTTCAAGGTAATAAACTAATTCTTTTACCATGCCCGAATGAAGCCAAAATTTTACGTCTCACATACATATATCGTGTGGCAGATATGGTGAATGATGGGGATGAGCCCGACATACCAGAGGATTATCACGAATATTTAGCTGTTCTTGCGACTCTTGATGGGCTTTATCGTGACGGTCGAGAGGCTGGGCCATTTTTAGAGAAAAAGCGATATTACGAAGAGCAGTTTAAGCGTGATGCTGAAGAGAGAAACGTTGATACATCAAGAACCGTAGTTCAAACAATAGACGATGATTTTGAGTCAATTTATTAATGGCTTACCAAAAGAATAAAGACGAAAATTACGATAATAAGGGGGGCATAAATGATAAAGCCTCCAAATATCTGACTCAAAAGGGTCAATTTCTTGATATTCGTAATTATTCTTTTGATAAAATCGGTGCGTTGGTGTCGCGTCCAGGCCAAGACTACGGCGCGAGTATAAACGGGACCACTTATCTAGTAAATCCTTATGGGATGGTTCAATATCGAAAAGACACTGGTTATTCACAAATCATTTTTGATATTGGGTGCACTCTTTTTTATTTAAGTAATCCACCCGTGGCAATTGCATCTAGTTTAAGTGCGAATGTAACGACTGGGCATCCTATAGATTATGAAATTGGCGACAATGTACTTTATTATGCTAATGGATATACGTTTCAAAGATACGATGGGTCTTATTCTTGTTTTTATGAAATCCCAAAAGCAAGAGCTTACATGGTTGGGCCTGGCCTTACTTTTAATACGTCATTAGCGGTGTTTGGGATAACGATGGTGATGCCGTCGGGCCAGTACAAATTTAAGTATGCGTATAAAAGAGGTACAGGGGATGTTGAGGGTATAGTCGGTGAGCGGGTGTCTGACGAAGAAGACCTTAGCATATCGTCTACTTATTTAGATGTAACTTTGGCTTCAACTTTAGTAGTTACACAAGGTCAGTGGGTGGCATATGGTCTTACCATTGTTAGTGGGCACGGAATTTCTTCGATTTTACCTTATCTTGATTTGCCTGGTGGTGGCACTTCTTTTCTCGCAGGACCGACCTCGGTAGCATTTTTCGCGACCACTTATTCAGGTATTACATTATATACAATAAAATTTGATCCTTTTAATTCACCTGCTGATTATCAAAATCAGTTTTCATTTACATTGGTGCCGACATACTTAGAAGTTTATAAAAACATGTTATTTATGGCGGGCTTTTCTTCAGCACCGTCTACAGTGTGGCATTCAGAAATTGGTGAATATGAAAGAGTGGATGAAGAAAATTTCTTTGATGTTAGAACTGGTAACTCTGATTCGATTCGAAACATCATTTTATTCCAAGACAATTTAGTTATTTTTAAAAATAAGTCTGTGCATGCTTTGTCTGGTGATAGTCCAGAGACTTTGGCTTTGAAAGATATGAACTTAAACTATGGGTGTGTGAATAACACGTCAGCCGTTGTTTGGGAGAATAAGCTTTGGTTTATGGACTCAAAAGGAATTTGTGAGTTTAACGGACCTGATACGACGATAGTTTCATATGCGATTGAAGAGAAATTAAGCCAAGTTGATAAAACTCGGTGCCGGGCTATTTACGTTAAAAAGCGAAACGAAGTTTGGTTTTGTTGTGGGTCTACGTGTTTTGTGTATGACCATGATGTTAACAGTTGGTCTATTTACGATAATATTTCAGTAGAGTTTAGGACGGCGGCTGAGATTTTAGAATTCGCTGATGGCACTATAGACTTAGCGTATTTTAATAGAGGATCTTCTTACATATCTCTTAATCGGTTTGGTGATACTTATACGAGTGATTTTGGCCAAGCGATTACTCTTATTGCAAAGACTAAGTTTCATAAAAGAGAAAATGAAACCACCCAAGAGTTATGGCGTCGGTTATTTTTTAACTCTAACGTGCCTAGTGTTACAACTAGTGCGACTCTTTTGTTTAGGCAGGACTATGGGACGAGTGTAGTTTACTCGACTAATATATTTTTGGATAAATTTCAAAATAGGATTGATTTTGGTATTTCGGCAAGGTCTTTACAGGTCGAGATGATAATTCAGTCCACTCAAAGGGTTAGTTTTAATGGGTATACTTTAGAGTCTCGATTTTTGAGGAATGTTTAATGGCTTACGATAAGTTAAAAGAGGGGCATTATCAGAACTTAGGCGGGATAAACGTCAAGATTTCTGAATATAACACTGAGGATTCTCAGTTTTTAGACCTTAGAAATTATTGTTTTTATAAACCTGGAGCATTATCTGTGCGTCCAGGGCAAGAATACTTTTCTGTGTCGTTACCTCTTTCTACATATCCGGTAAAGCCATCAACTTCTATGGAGTACATAAAAAACAGTGGAGCAACTTTTGTTGTTTACGATGTTGGGAGTACGCTGTATGTTTTACCTAATACGGCTGTAGGTGCTAGTTTTAGTACGAACGCCACAACAGCATTAACTTTAGACTACGTGGTACAAAATGACTTTCTCTACTGTGCGAATGGCCAAAATTTTGCTGTTTTTAACGGCTCTGTGTCTGTATTTTACAGGTCTGAGACTACACGCTTTATTTCTGGTAATGCCACTTATAATACTGCACTTTCTGGTAATGGAATAACAAACGTAATTGCATCAGGGCTTTATTACTTTTGGGTCACTCCAATAAGAGCTCTTGCTGGTCAATCATATCCCACACAATACGGATTACCCACTCAAGGCAATATTTACCCAAATACAAACGGTGTGTTTGAGGGGTTTGGCGTTGCTGTTTCTTTAAGTGCAACAATTGTTTCAATGGGCAAGTGGGTTTTATTTGGGTTTACGGTTCCCGCTGGTTTTGGATATTCATTTGCGACGCCCGAGTATCAAAAAGGCACAAGTTTAGAGTTAGAGCCCTATACAGCATCTATTTTGAATACGCTTAAAAACGACAATATTTATATTTATAATATTTCTACTTTTGGTGGTGGTGTTACATATTTTGGGATTGAGTTTGACCACTATACTTTGTCGGCATCTTGGGAGAATCAGTATCAAATAACAATGGTGCCTAGGTTTCTTGAGACCTATAACAATATGTTATTTATGTCAGGCTTTTCATCTTTACCAAATCAGGTTTTAGTGAGTGAGATTGGTCAACCTGAGCGAGTAAAAGAAGAAAACTTTTTTGAGATAAGAACTGGTGACAATAAAGAAATCACTGGGTGTGTGTTTTTTCAAGACTCTCTTTTATTTTTTAAGAAGACAAGCATTCACGAGGTTGTGGGTACAAGCCCAACGGATTTAAGTTTAAGACTTGTGAATAATCAATATGGGTCATTAAATAACGAGGGGATAGTTGTTTTTCAAAATAGATTATGGTTTGTCGATGATAGGGGTATTTGCGAATACAATGCAGCAAATATAGAAATTAAATCAGAGCCTATTCAGGACTATTTAAATGAAATAGATAAGAGTAGAATAAAAGCCATCCATTATAAAGATCGGTCTGAGGTTTGGTTTTGTGCTGAAAATATATGCTTTGTTTACAATTACTTTAATAGCGCTTGGTCAATTAACGATGTTATTAGTATCGATAGACAATCCGGGGCGGCTGTATTGCCGTTTGGCGTTTCTACTTCTGACCCTATTTATTGGGTACAGGGTGCTAGTTATATAAATTTGGCTAAATTTAATCCGACATTAAGCACAGACTTTGGTCAAGCCATCACATTAGTTGCGAAGACTAAATTTCATAAGAGGATGGGTGATTCGACCCAAGAGTTATGGCGTAGGTTTTATTTAGACGTTCAATCGGGTGTGACATTGGGTGCGACTGTTAATTTTTACCCAGACTATGGGTCTAGTATATTTTCGACAAGATCAATGACGTTGACTTCGTTTCAGGATCGAATTGATTTTGGCATAAGTGCGAAGAGTTTAGCTATTGAGTTTATAATTAGGTCATCTCAGTCGATAACGGTAAATGGGTATACGGTCGAATCTAGATATTTGAGGTCTGTATAATGGTGCCTAGAAACTGGTGGAACGTACAAAACTTCGAAGATGATAAGAAATGGCCTAATCTCACTTTGTTTCTTAAGGACGTTTACAATATCCTATTAAAGGGATTTACGTTGCAAGACAATATGAGAGGGGCACTTTTGACCGTTTCTTTTACTGTGGCCAATACAAACACACAAATAAAGCATGGGTTATCTTACGTGCCTTCTAATTATCTAGTAGTTGGTGCTAGTGTGGATATGGGTGTTTATGACGGGTCTGAAGATAGTACATTAGATTTTATTTATTTAAAGTCGAGTGCAATAGGCACGGCTAGAATATTTGTTTTTTAAGGAGTGATCGATGGCCGAAGAGCAAGAGTTAATGGGAGTGCCAAAGGGTGAGGATGCGAGTAAGTGGGAGATACCATATTACCGAGGTGATTATAAGGGTATTAAGGGTTATTCAAAATCCTTAGCACAACTTGCGTATCAGGCCGGTATTGGTGGGGATGACCCTAAAGGTTTTCAAGAATTCGTAAAAACAGACCCACGCGCACAACAGGTTGTGGCCGCAGCGAATAGAGCTGGTTATGGTAATGAGCTTTATCGGGCTTTCGAGTTTGGTAATCATTTTATTAAGAACGAAATTATCCCCGAAGTAGCTCGGCAGCAACAGGCCGATGCGACAAAGAAATCATTTACCAGGGCTGAGGATTACAGTCGAAATTTAGGTCAAACGATACAAGATGAGACTTCGGCATTAAGGAGTAGTTTGGCCACACAGTTAGCTGAGGCCAGGGGTAATATTAAACAGCAAGAGAATTCTCGCGGAATGCTTTACTCTGGTCAAAGACAGAAAAAAGAGGGTATGGCTCAAAACCTTGCTGGTAAACAATTTGCTGAGGGTGCGGGTCAAATAGTTCAAGGGGCTGAACAAACAAAGGCTGATTTATATGGCCAAGCATCGGCTTTAAGACAAGGTCAAATGAATGCAAGTCAAGCAGCTCAAGGGATAGTTGATCGGGCTAAGGAAGCAAGGCAGTCGGCAGCGAGTGCTCTTCAAAGCCAATATTCTAGTTTATTGGGTCAAGGTATTGGGACCTATGCTGGTGGTCTTGGTGGTAATAAATTAACTACAAATAATCAATATACACTGGGCGCACAAAACGTAATTCCTAAAGGTCAAATGACTGCTTAAAGGGGTAATATATGGCAGACAATCCAAATTTTGCTCATTTTTCTGAACAGGGGTTTTTAAAAAATTCTCTTAAAAGAACAGATGAGGATTTATTAAAGGCAAAACTCGCCAACATGCAGGGCGCTCAATTCGGCGGTGGGGATGTTTTATCCCAAGCTTTAGCGAGTAAATTGCAAGGCGCTTATGCCGGTCAATTATCTGATGTTAAGAACCGGTTTGGTCGTGAGAACCCAGTTCAGGCCGCACAACTCGATCAAATACAAAATCAAATCATAGGTCAAAATTACGCAAACGAGTTAAGGCGCCAAGCTGAGATTAGGGCGGCTGATGAGGCTAAAAAAGCCAAGAGAAAAGCAAAGCAAAAAGCCGTCGCAAGTTTAGCGGCTACAGTAGCCGGGGCAGCGATTGGTATGCCTTATAATATGGGTACGGCTGGGGCATTAATTGGTGGCGGTGCAGGTGGTTTAATAGGCGGGGGTAGCTAATGTCTAGTGCTGATTTCATAACAGGGTTACAAAGTGCAATTGGTGCGTATGCCACGGCTTCTGATAAAAAAGCAGAGCGTGAGCAGAGAAAAAAAGAGCAAGAATTAGAGTATCGTGCAAAAGGATTTATCCCCGAGTTTGATGAAAAGGGTAACATTACTGGATTAATTAAAGACCCGGCAATAGAGCAACAAAATCTTGCTGAAAAAGAAAAAGAAGAGCAGCTTGGTCTTTTAAAAGCTGGTTTAATCCCAGCCGGTATGGACCCAGAGAAAATACCTCAAGTTAACACCAAACTTTATCAAGCTCGAGCCGCAGCCAATCCTCTTAATGCATTAGCTCCAGGGCAGAAAGCCTCTGATACAGCGTTTGGTAAAGAGTATGCTGATTATAGTGCTGGTGGTGGTGCTGCTGGTGTTGCAAAAAACATAGGTCTATTAAAGGGTGCGACCAATAAATTAAAAGAAAATAAAGGTCTAAGTGGTGGTGTATCTGGATATCTTGGTGAGAGTGCTCAAGATTTATTTAACCCTAAAGGTGCCGCTGTAAGGGATGATATTAGAAGTGCCATTCAGTCTACATTAAAACAAACATTGGGTGGGCAGTTTACAGAGAGGGAGGCGCAAGCGATGTTTTCTCGTGCTTACAACCCAAGATTAAGTGACGAAGAGAATGCGCGAAGAGCAACAGCGATAATGGGTGAATTAGAGCAAATTGCTGCGCAAAAAGATGCGGCGGCTAAATACTTTGAACAAAGTGGTACATTAAAGGGATTTCAGGGCGCAAAAGCTGGTGGGTTAATGCAACAATCATCACAACCTCAAGCAAAGCCACAAACTATTAAGCAAAACGGTGTTACGTACACATTAAACCCACAAACAGGTGAATATGAATAAGCCCAAGTTTAATCCTAATCAGCCGTTTGAGGTGGTTAATCAAAAGCCTAAATTTGACCCATCACAACCATTTGAGGCGGTTGAAGATCCACAAGAAATACCACAAGAGCGTGGGTTATTAAGTAAGGGATTAGAATATACCGGACGTGTTTTAGATTATCCTGGTGGGTTACTTCGTACAGGCATTGCACAAGCTGGTGAGGCGTTATCGCCAAAGTCAGATATTGTTACAAAAGAAGATTGGTCAATGGCATTAAAGGGTAAGGCGCCAACAAGTGCTGAGTATTTAGAGCGTGCAGGTCTTGAGCCTGGCCCATCGGTAGAATTACCAATATTGGGTGACACGTCTTTAAGGGATGTTGAGGGCTTTGCACTAGATGTTGCAACGGACCCACTTTCATTGGTCGCTAAGGGATTAAAGCCAGTTGGTCGAGCTCTTGAGGGTGCTGGTAAATCAACTTATCGTTCTGCATTTAAAAAGATTGATGAAAGAACGGCTGAGAGTGGGGCTAAAAAACTAGCCGACGTATTATTAGAGCATGGTGCACCAACAGGCACTACAAAAAAGATTTCAGGGGACATTAATAATATATCGAGTGGTTTGTTAGATAAAAGATCAAAGCTTTATAAAGAGGGTTCTGATCTTGGTGCAAAAGTAGACGTTGAGTCTGCGATGAAAGATGCAATTGGTGAAACGCAAAGATTAAAAACAACTAGGGGCGCCGAGGGGTTGGGTCAAGAGTTAGAGCAAAACATTTCATCTTTATTTGAAAAGTCTGGGCCTAAAGATATGTTTGGGAATAGTGAAAAAATAAAACTCCCACCACTATCATTGCAAGAGGCTTCTGAGTTAAAAACTCGTTTGTATGATACTTTACCGCAAAATGTTTTTGATCGATTTGGACGAGTAAAGGGTGACGCTAAGAAACTGACTAAGTTACAAGCCAGAGGGTTAAAAGAAGAGATTGTTAAGCAAGCAAATGCGGTTAAGCCCGGTCTTGGGGATGAAATTGATAAATTAAATATTGATCTTGGTGCGCTTATGAGTTCAAAACAGCCATTAAAAATGCAAATACGTCGTGGTGAGACTCCAAATGCATTAACTTCAGTTGATGCTATGCTTGGTGCTTTGGCGAGTCCCGGTGCTTTGGCCACAAAAAAAGCGGCTGACTTAAGCAAAACAACATACTTAAGAACAAAATTAGGTAAAGGGTTAATGAACGCTGGTAAAAGTGGTCGTGTGGATCAAGCTTTAGAGCGAAGCTTAATTAATATGAGTCGGCCTGAAGATGAATAAATTCTCAAATATAAACGACTCACAGGCGTTCTTAAAGAATGATTATGACTCTAAAAAAATAGATATTTTAGAGGTTCTAAAAAAGCGCCGAGAAGAGATGGCGAGTCGGATTAAAGAGAAACAAATAGAAAAAGTACTGGTAAATGGACGATAAATACTTAGATAGCCTTGTTGATTATGCGATGAGATTTGTGGGCACTCCATATATTTATGGTGGGTCTCACCCGTGCAGTGGTCTTGATTGTTCTGGATTTGTTCAGCATCTTATGCGGGCAGTTGGGTCGGCACCGAAGGGTGATTTAACGGCTCAAATGCTAATGGATTATTACATATTAAACGGTAAAGAGTCAGGGCCCCAAAAAGGGGCTTTAGCTTTTTACGGTAATGGTGAGCGGGTATCTCACATTTCTTTTTTTATAAACGATTTATTTATATTAGAGGCTGGTGGGGGGGATTCGACCACTACTGATATTCAAAGAGCGATTGCAAAGGAGGCATTTATTAGAATGCGTCCTTATGACCACAGAAAAGATTTATTAAAAATAATTATGCCAAAATATAGGTTTAATAATGAGTGAACATGTCGCACAGATACCCGATAGCGTTTATTATGTAGTCGGGGTTTTGATTATAACCAACTTAGGTACTATTATTACTATTATAGGGGCAGCGTTTAGAGTTGTTTATAAATTTGCAGTTGTAGAGACGCAGACAAAGGCTTTACATAAGAGAGTTGATTTTTTAGAAAACAAAAAACACGATAATGAGGGGGACGTATGAAGTTACCAATTATTTTATCTTTTCTGAAAGCTATTATCCCGACGAAGAAAGTGAGCGCATATTTGCTTGGCCTTATCGCCGCAGCACTAGCGGTATTTATGGGTGTAAACAACTCTGATCTTAAAGAAGAGTATTGTAAGAGTGCCCCTGTAGAGTTACCGGCTCAAGTTGAACAAGCTCCGGTAGTAGAGACTAAATAGATATTTTGTTTTTTAAACTTCGCATAGCTGCATGATGTGGGGCCATTCCCATTGTGACGTATCGTCTAACACTATGATATGAAACTCCATATCTTTTTGCGTACATTTTTTGTATTCGTGCTTTTTCTGACTTTGTTTTATTATTGGCCTGCTCTAAAACCGTGGACCACTTACAATTAGAAGGCTCATAATCACCGTCATTATTTATTCGATCAATTGAATACATATTTTTTGGCTCTGGTTTAGGACCCATGTCTGCATAAAATTGTTCAAACGACTCAATCCATTCGTTACATATTTTTATGCCACGTCCACCATAGTCTTTATAGCGACTACACTTTTTATTTAAACATCTCGTTTTCATATTTACCCAGCTATAGTATTCAGGTGTTTTGATAAGACGATGTTTAACTGCGTTTGTTTTATATAAACATCCACATGTTTTGGTGTTACCATTTCGTAGTCTTTTAGATGTTGTTTTTGTTAAATTGCCACAATCACAAAGGCATTCGAATGCTTTTCTGCCGTTTATATCTTCGACTTGTCTCAACACTAAAAGTTTGTTGTATTTGTGGCCTGTAATATCAATAAATTTCATATATATGTATTTCTAATTTATTTTCTATAGCGTGTAATCTTTCAGAACCGTCGAGTCGGTCAATTAAACCATCATCTAAAATAATGCCAGCCATTTGTAAAGCGTCTTGTGGCAACTCTATTAAGTTTGAAAGATCCCCTATTTTTTTGTTTCTAGATCCATCTTTGTTATAGAAGTTATCCATATAAAATTTGAATTTAACCCACATTCTTGTGTTAACCGTTTGAAAATTGTATTCATTTCTCCATGATTTTAGTTTTAAAATTAGATAATTTTCTGCACTTCTTAATCTGTCTGATTTACCGATCCATTTTTTAGACCCTCTACCAAATATTTGTCTATTATTTTTTTTAATTCCGTGAAATGGAACATCTATGGTTATTGTCGCTCTGTGAAGTGCCTTTATATCATTTTCAAGTAGATCCATTTACAAAGCGTGACACGACTTTATTTAATCTTCAATAGGGCCGGTGTCTTTTATAAATGCTCGGTAAAGGGCGTAGGTATCAAGGCCATCGTCTTTTAGAAAGAAACAGACAAGGGTAGGGTTTTTGTTTTGAATGTCTGTGAAGGATAACTCAAACTCTACGTGTTTATTGATTTCTCTTGGTTGTAAGGTGAGCCAATCAAGAAAAGGTTTAGCGTGTTTGAATTCGACGTACTTTTTCATTTATTATTAGGGTAAACTAAAACACTTTTAGATTGCAAGATTTCTGCACCAGGAACATCAACACCCGCTTTTAAATCGGCTAGAATTTTATCGTTGTCAATCTTGTACGTAGTCACGGCGATCCGGTATTTGTCAGGCACTAAGGATTCGTCTTTGATAAAAACTGATGGTTTATTGTTGCGTAGTTTAAAACGAATTTCATTACCGAGTAGTTCTTCTAGTCCCATTTCAAGCATCCTGAATTTAAGTGAATCTTTAATTTTTTTGCCCACATTTTCACACGACTTACTAAATTTTGTAAAAAATTGCGCCCGCTCTTTATAGAATTCAGCAGCGTGGCTCATTTTTCGAATCACATAGTCATAACTATCAATTTTAGCAGGCAGTGATATTTCGACCTGTACAATCATAGCCTCTAATTCTGGGGTGAGTTCACCACCGCTATCGGCTAATTGTTTCTCTATTTCGCTAACTTGATTTATGATTTCAGTTAATGAGTTCATTTCATCTTCAAATAAGCAATGACTGTCATAAGCTCAGTGTCGCTACACTCACTAGATTTCAATTTACCAGTGCTTAGTTTAATAGCGTCACCAATGTCTTTATTTGATAACCCCTTGGATTTGGCAATATCAGCTATTTGATCCATTAGGCTCATAGGGGCAAAATTCTTAGGCTTTGGCTTCACTTCATCTTTTGGTGGGGCCTCTTGAGCTTGAGTACCATCGTCATCATCCTCTGATTCTAGGCCCAAGATGCAAGAAATTGAGTATCTTCTAAAATATGTAAGAAATGAGCCGAACTGTTGAGGCTTTACATCCTTCGGGCTTGGGAGGTCCACAAATGATTCTATCTTTTCTTGCTCAAACATCAAAGTTGTGATGAGCCCAAAATTACCATTTAAATAACCAATCGTTTGAGTGAGTGCTAACTTGTTATCTGATAAAGGTTTTCTCACCGCGTCGAGAATAGATGATAAAGCCGCGTAAGAGTATTTTACCCTAGACCCACCTGCATTAAAATCCACATGCTTATTTTTAATAATTGGTTGAAATTGTCCCTGAGCAATAGATAACGCTTCACTTAATCCCACACGACATCCTTTTGTTAAAATCCAAGCCTGATATACATTTCATGGTCTAGTTTTTCAACAAAACATTGATTTATTGCAAATTAGTAAATTTGTGCTATAGTGTGTCAATGGATAAAATAATCAGTTTATTAATAAATAGTGGTTATCAAATCAAGAAAATTCACAATACAGCAGATGGTGTCGTCATTGATTTTATGATTTCTGGTAAGTCACATAGGATCTTTTTAGCACCATTAAAACATGTGAAGTTTGAATCTCTAAGCGCGTAATCGATTGACTGCTCGATTTTATAAAGTCACTAATATTAAGGATTTCTTGTAAGAGAAGAGAAATTCTAACCCAAACACATGCGTTTTTATACTTCTTAGTAAATAGATCCTCTTACTTAACTACCGCGCTACGCTTGGTTTGCTCACGACTTGAGTACAAGCCGTCGAGCGAGTGATTGTTCGATCAAATTAATTTCTAAACTTCAAAGAATACAAAGACAAACATCCTAAATACGCATTCCGTCTTCGGTATAAAAAGATCTCTTTATCTTAAATTAAATTTGTTTTATAAATAAATTCTATGAAATTATCTGAATTTATTAAAGAGCGAAGAATTGAATTAGAACTAACCCAAGCTGAGATTGGCCTTAAATTGGGATACCGTACGAGCCAATACATATCAAATGTAGAACGTAAGTATTGTATGTTTAGCAGAAAGAAATTAGCTAAATTATCTAAGATTCTTCAATGTGACATAAATCAATTAAAAGCTATGTGGTTAGAAGAATATGTCCAAAAACTTAATTAAACTCTTCTCTTGTCTTTGGTCTATTTGCCTTAATTGTGAGTACTCGGAACCCCACGTTGCCTTTACAATGTGCCCTAAGTGCGGGTCTACTAATGTGCAAATAGAAACGGAGAAAACACCATGAGACTATCTGACTTACTTTGGTACATACTACTCGGATCTTTAATTGTTTTAGGTATTGTTGTGATTAAAAAAGGGCTTGTGTTTGATAAAGAACAATACCACTGTGTTAAAACATGCGGCCCATCTTTACATAAATTCATTGATGATATATGCCACTGTAAATCTATAAATGGATGGGATAGAGCGAAATGAGAATCATTTTAATATTTTTAAGCATAAGTGCTTGTAGTAGTGCAGCTCATAAAAGAGAGTTACTTCAATCTCAAAATCCTGATTGTTTTGTTGAGAAGAGTTTAGAAATTGTATGTCCTGATCCATTTACGGATGCTGATCGGGCAATTGATTATTTAGAGAAGAAACAAAAAAGGGGTAAGAGATGAGTTGTTTAAGTACTACAAACATTGTTTTATTGGTTATTATTGCCGGTACATTTTTTATTGTGGGTGCGATTGTGGGGATTAAATGGGGATGAAAATACTCGAAGCCATAGAAGTGACATTACTCTCCTGCGCAATCGCTCTATTTTGCTATGTGATTTATTTAAATAAGCATAACAGTGAGGTTGTGGCTAAGTATCATGAGTTCTTAAAATCTGAGGGGTGTGAATGAAAAAGAAACTATTTGTAGATTGGGATGATAAGCAAGATGAAATATACCAAATTTTTATAGCGATTATGTTTAGTAAAATTGAAAATAAAGGTGAAGCGATTGCACGGGTTTTTATGATGTTTGAAGCTTTAGAAACATTGGAGAAACCATGACCATTTCAACACGCCAAATTTTATTAGCAATCTTTGCAGCATTAATATTTGCTCTACTCAATTACTTGGCCGCTTTTACTCCGATTGGATTTTAGGATGAGTTACCAAGAGTACAAAGTAACAATGCAAATGCGCTCACCTTGGGTTGTTGGTTATCATCCTGAGCATGACGAGATATTTATGTATTTTGTGGATCAAGATGATTTGTGTTGGGTGTTTCGTAAAGGCGGCCTTGATAGTTTAGCTTTCTCCGAGTTTATGAATTTTGATAGTGCGATTATTTTAGGTGAGCTGTGAAAGACTTCGAGCCCACATATTGTTTTAAATTAGGCGATGAGAATAAATATTTTGTTGAACTATCAGCTTATGAAAAATTGAGAATAGCTCACGACGAAATGGTGACAATAAATAAAGCGTTGCAGGATATTTGTAAAAAGATTGAGCCTGAGATGAGTAAGCTTAGCGAAAATTTAAAGATAGCGGTGGATGTTTTAAAAATAATTAGTGAAAATTCGTCTGGATGGTCTGGTATAGCTGATGAAGCTTTAGCTAAGATTGAGAGTAAGAATTTATGAGCCGCATGGTGTGCGATAAAAATGAAACCAATAGGCAGTCGAGTGCCGAAACTAACAGTTTGGGAGTAATTCTTTAGCTAAATACTGCATTGATCTCGACAGATGTAGCCATGCGGTTCTTTTTAAGGAGTGAAGGATGAAAAAGAAAAAAATTGAACCAAGCCCATACATAAATCTCAATCTACAATTACCATCTCATGATTTAGTTTTAGACCTATCTAAACTTTCAAATACAAAAGTACTTGAGCTTAAAAATCAGCTTGTTGCTTATTGTAAGCATTGGGGGATTAAAGGATGACCAAACGCCACAGAGAAATGGCAGAAGAGATGGGGCTTATGAGTGTGGATATGAAAGATAAAATACTTAAGTATGGTGATAAATTGGCTTTTGACGATCATTTTTCAGGTAGCATTTCGTCCTATAAAGCTGGCTTCACCGATGCAGTAGAATTATTGTGGCCACTGGTTGATGCGATTAAAGATGCAAGAGCTTGTCTGCCTGATAATATTGCGAGGCCTGTTATGTATTTAGATGACGCTTTATCAGACCTAGAAAAGAAAGTGGGTGGGGGATGAGTAGTACTTGGCCATATAGATATTTTTATGATGAAAAAAACCAGAGAGTTTTAATCGCCAGACAGAATCCATGCGGTTGTCATCCTTGTGATTTAATTCTCCAGTGGGGCAAGAAATATAATGAATCTGCCAGCTATTCATTTAAAAACGATCTTGAAATTGAAGAGTTTTTAGGACAGTGGATTGAATTATGAATTCAATCAAGGATCTTTTAAAAGAAGAGTGTCGGGAGTTTTGGATTGAGCGTAAATCATTTTCATCTCATGTACTCGCTGCATGGGACGAAAAACCAGACGAAATAACTTATCGAATAGCAAAAGATGTAATCCACGTCATCGAAGCAAGCTACGCTCATCGGTTAAAAGAGGCGCTTGAGAATATCCAATCCACCCTCGACGAATTAATAAAAGACAAACTCATCACGCAATTTGTCTACAATAAACTTATGGATGTAATTAAATAAAAAGCCCACGCCACTTTGTCCGACCAGCATGACGTGAGCCAATATGCATTCATACATCATCGGATAAATTTACTTGATCTAAAATGATTTTAATTAAAAACTAGACGTATGAGATGTAAGCACGGCCTGTTAATTCAAACATGCATTTTTTGTAAACAATTGCAAAAAAAGCCGGTATTTGGCTATGGCGATAAACACAAGATAAAAACAATCCACTAGATTTGGCCGTAGTGTTTAACAAAATCCTCAAAAAAATGATCCTGCCTACAAATATAATTGTTATCTGAACAAATTCTAACGGCCATCGCAGTCTTACCGTAGTACTCAATTAGCTTTTGTGAGAAAAACCTCTGATATGATAACTCACACGCCTGGTTATATACCCCACCACAATGCTTAATAGAATAAGAGGCCAAGGTTTGGCGACCATATTGGTCACTTATGGGGTATTGACTTGAACTCATCTCTTTCTTTACTCCGCACCCAGCGAAAACAAAAATAAGAAGAGCAAATACAAATAATATGTAGTCTGAAAAGGATGCCTTTGTTTGTAACCGTACGGCCCTGTATTCTTGACTCATAAATACCTCCGCATTTCTCACAACACTTAGTACCCATATATAAATAATAACATTAAAGTGTTACTTTAAGTATTTTTTAGGGCAGTAGTATCAATCTGGGCCGTATTGTTCTGCGACCCTAAAGGCCTCGGCTTCAATTTTCTTTTTGAGATTTTCTGATAATGCTGAAATGCGGCTATTTGTCTCAGCATCACACACATATTCAATCCTAGCGCCCTTAGCTGTTCGGTCATCTGATAGAAATGATTTAGGCTCAAAGGTGACATTAACAGTCGCCTTATACTCACTTCCATTATCCTCTACGAAAACAATAAATGACTTGTTCATTACTTTTTTATAAAACAAATACTGTTAAAAAGAAAGGGTGGCTAAGGAGTAACCACCCTTCCCCACAAGGACAATCAACACGTTATAAATATCATCGTACATGTAGGTAAAAAAATGAACACTTTCTCGCTTGCGGATTTAACAAATAATAAAAGCCCCAAAAAGCAAGACCTAAAGCCGTATTGCACATCTCATGTTTGTTGTGGAGAATATAGCAATAAGAAAATTGGCGTGATTAAACTAAATGCCAAAAAAACTGATATTGACTGCCCCGACTGTAAATATGCACTTCTATGGGTAACTGGTAATGAAAAATTCTTCGCTACAAAAGAGTAAACCCCTTAAATCTAAAAAAAATATCTCGTATATAAAATCATTTTCTTGCTTCGTATGCGGCGCCTATCCAACCGATGCGGATCACATACGCAGTCGCGGCGCCTCTGGAGGCGATGAGTTAAAAAACTTAAACGCGCTGTGTCGATTGCATCATATAGAGCGTCATACAATAGGTATTAAGTCGTTTTTTAGAAAGTACTATGAGCGCATTTACAACTCGAGGGAGAAATACGAATTGCCCTTGATCGATATTAAATTTGAGCTAGACTGATACTCACACGACATCACAAAAATCCATTAAAAGGCTCAAGTTGGCTTATGACCACTCGGGCCTTTTATCTTATTAAACGCTCAATCACGATATCAAAACTTGAAAAGCCACAGATATAAGCCGACAATAAATAAACACACCACTTAAAAAGGGTTCTTATATGGCTCAAGACTTTTGGGATAATTTGAAACAACAAGCACTTGATGGATTCAAACCAGCCGCCGCTCGAGCCGAAGAAAATATCGCCAAACGAAGAAAAGAACAAAACGGCGAGTCTCAACTCGAAAAAGATATGAGAGAAAGCCCCGAAGAGCGGGCTAAAAGATTTCGACAAGGATTTTTGAAACGCGTCGGACAAGATTAGCATATACATACTCATCGTACTATTGTTGACTTTACTTTAGTCTAGTTGTCTTATTTTGGGATGCTTAAAACTTATTTCGACTTCTTAAAAATACCCAATGTTTATTCGGCTGATATTTTTGAACACCTAGATACTTTGTATAAATATGGTACAGAGTGCGCCCACATAACTGAGCTTGGCTTCAGAACCGGAACGAGCTTTACAGCCTTTTTACTCGCACAACCTAAAAAACTAGTGACCTACGACATTACATTCCCGCCCGGCTGTCATGAGCACTTTGATAAAATGCGCGGTAATACAGAAATTCATATGCATCAAGAGTCATCACTTGCATGCACGATTGAAGAAACTGACTTGTTGTTTATTGATACACTACACAATTACGACCAGCTAAAACAAGAGCTCTATCTCCACGGCAACAAATCAATGAAATATATTATTTGCCATGATACAGAAAAGTTTGGAGATATGGGTGAAAACGGTCGCAAGCCGGGCCTAATGCAGGCACTAAATGAATTTATGCACGATTACCCACATTGGCAAATTAAAGAAGTGTTCACAAATAATAATGGCTTGCTAATCTTACATAGAGTAGAAGATGTTGAGACTGAATAAAAATAGAATAACGGTATACAATGAGAAACCTTTCAGACATTGGCAAATTGACAATTTTTTCGAAGCAGAAGACGCAGAAATGCTCTATGCAAAATTCCCAGAAGCAGACCGACGCTGGTACAAATACTCCAATCACTTCGAAAAGAAAACTGCAACGGATCTTATTGAGATCATGCCTGCAAGCATTGCAATAACATTACTGTTGCTAAATTCTAATCCGTGGATAAAAGAACTTGAGACGATAACAGGTATCGAAGGCCTAATACCTGACCCAGCTTTACGCGGCGGCGGCCTGCACCAAATTTATCCAGGTGGTAAATTAGAAATTCACGCGGATTTTAATTACCACAAGCATTTAAAATTAGATCGCAGACTTAACTTGCTAGTGTACTTAAATAAAGATTGGCAAGAATCATACGGTGGCCACTTAGAGCTTTGGGATACCGAAATGAAACAATGTGAAAAACGAATACTCCCAATTTTAAATAGATGCGTGATATTTGAAACAACCGACTTTAGTTATCATGGGCATCCAGAACCTTTAACATGCCCTGATGGTATGACTAGAAAATCCCTAGCTCTTTATTATTACACAAATGGGCGTCCCGATCATGAGAAAACCCCACCACACTCGACCAAATTTCAAAAAAGACCTAATGAAGAAACAACCCCAGAAATAGAAGCATTGAGACTTAAGAGAAACGAGGGCCGTCTTGCGTGATTTTAAACTTCAAACATTTCTAGATTGTGCGGCTGAACTCTTAAGGGCCGATGAAACAACTAGAGCTTTATGGCTTCTTAATAACCTACCGGCCTATTATCGAGACCATGTACCTCAAGAAATTATAGATATGAAAAACGAGATACATAAAAGAATCTCAACCCCATCAAGATACGGTGAGAGTAAGTATGAAATAGACGTGCTTGATTTAGTAAACGCTAACGGCATGGGTGACACATTAAGGGGCCAAATACTTCAAAAAGATATTAAATGGCTTAATCAGCAAAAATTTATCCCTCATATTGTGGATTTCGGACCAGGTGAGTTTTGGCTACCAATAGCACTAAAAGCTCAAAACCTTCAATTCACTTACGACCCAATAGCCCTTAATCAAACATTATTAAAAATAGTAGAGCCTCATATTGAAAAGCATTTAGTCCCAAGGCTACCAAACCAGCCAACAGTTTACGTTGCGTGTGAAATCATAGAGCACCTTTGGAATGAACAAGATTTAAAAACAGAGATGCTTAGAAAAATAGGCTTTGCTGATATTGTTCACATTTCAACACCCAGATATACATACGACACTGATTGTATGAGTTGGTTAGAAAAAGGTGAAATCGGACACCTTAGAGCCTATACCCCGCTTGAGTTTGTAACTATTGTGAAAGATTTATTCCCTGAATATTTATCATTTTTTATTGACTCACAAATTATGCATCTGCGCTTAACCCACCAAAGAACGACAATCCAGGGCCTTAGAGAAAGGGCAGCAAATGACTTCGACAAACTCTAAAGTTACTATTGTGTGCGCTACTTACCTAAAAGAAAACGATAGATATTTACGAGTTGCTATCGAGTCGGTTAAAAACCAAAATTATGATAATTACGAAATGATCCTTGTCTCTAGTGGGTCACATATACCTCAAGACATCCCAAAATGGATTAAACACATACACCACGAAAAGCAGCACCATTACCCGGAGGCTATTAATTCAGGCGTGGCCCAAGCCAGTCCTGATTCTAAATATTATTTAATCATTAATGACGATGTTATTTTAACAAAAGACTCACTCGTTAATTTAATTCATATTGCTGGGGATAATGAAATCATCTTAAACCCCATTTCTAATTGCGATAATTACTTCAAATACAATCTAGTTATGGGTTACGAGAAAAACAGTGATTTTGTGCCGATGACCAAACGGTTTTATCGATATGATGACCTAAACGGCTCATTTAATGAATTAATGAACTCAAAAAGTATTTATCCTTATGGATTAATCGCTCAAGATTTTGTGTGTTTTTATGCGACTCTATTCCCTAAAAAAGTATGGGATAAATTAGGTGGGTTAGACGGTGAGTTTAAAACTGGGCAGGATGACGTAGATGCCTCAATGAGAGCTAAACAACTAGGAATCCCATGCGGTATAGCCATCAACTCGCTTATATGGCACTACGGCGGAGCCACTGCTGATATAGCCCTAACCACAGATATAAGACGCCAAAATATCGAGTATTTCTCTAAAAAATGGGGCCGATTACCTCCATAATTTGACTTAATTAACGCATAATGTTATATTATGTTGCATGAAGCTAAATGTTGAAAACCTAGATTTAATCATATTGTGCTTTGTCTTTATGGTGATCGTTACTTTTGTATCGCTATTAGCTGTTAAGTACATCAATTGTGATTGTGAGGGCGAATTTATTGAGAGGATATTAAAGTGAGATATTTAATTATTATCTTATTAATAACCGGCTGTTCAGACAATAAAGACCAGGGCCAAAGCTCAAATAACATTCAAAACGTGACCAATTACCCTGTCTCAGACTATTTAGTAACGAGAAAATCAGAACTTATTACCAGTGGTGGCGAAACCCTTTACCTATCTGAGTTTCAAGGCTCACTTGCTTTATATTACGGCGGTGATAGGGCTATTTATAACTCATGCATGACTAGTTTCGAGCCCCACAGAGCTGAAGACTGTGCAAAAGCTACGACCAAAACGACAAAAGACCTTTGGGGATGGCCATGTCAAAGAGCTGGTTATCCAAACCCTAGTTGTTAATTTTCTTGATTAAACTCACATTTTAACCGACTCTTATTCGTAACCACTCTCTAAAAGGGAACACGGGGTATATGGATAAAGTCGCTAAAATCACGGCCCAGCTTAATAACTTCAAAACACTAAAAGACGGCGGCTATCGAATAACCTTCGACTTTGGAATGGACTGCCTCTCAGAAGCCCAGAAAATACTCAAATGGAACGCCAACGGTGAAGCTAACTTCGCACTCGCCATAGTCCCATTCAATGAACCATCAAGACACAGTGACCAAATAGTAACTAATGAAATTGACGCAGGATAGTGCAGGATGGCTGGTAACCCTAATCCGAGTCCTAAAACTAGATTTAAAAAAGGCCAGAGTGGTAACCCTGCTGGTAGTTTACCTGTAAACAAAGTTTTAAAAGAAGTGAAGCTTTTAACAGCTCTTGAATTCAGAGATATGATTAATAAGCTCATGAAATATTCTCAAGATGAGCTAACGGCATATGTGAATGATAAAGATGCCCCATTTATATGGCGTATTTATGCAAAGTCTTTAGTGAAGGCTTATAATACTGGTGATTCAGAAAGAATAGAAACCATCATGAATAGAATGATTGGTAAAGTGCCCGACAAACTTCAGTTCGAAGACAAGACTAAACCAGATGTTGATTTTTTAGCAGAGAAGTTACTCGAGGGCTTGAAGAAATAATTGACTCATGATTGATATTTAATAACCTCTATTTTGTGATTCTATTAGGGGATTCAAAAGAAAAATTAAAAGAGCTTCCAGACAATAGTATTGATGCTGTTGTAACGGATCCACCATATGGCCTAGCATTTATGGGTAAAAAATGGGATTACGATGTACCTAGTGTTGATTTGTGGCGTGAAGTTTTCAGAGTATTAAAACCAGGTGGCCATGTTCTTAGCTTTGGTGGCACTCGCACTTATCACAGAATGGCTGTAAATATTGAAGATGCTGGGTTTGAAATTAGGGATCAGGTTATGTGGGTGTATGGCGAAGGATTTCCGAAATCTATGAATGTCGGCAAGGCACTTGATAAAAAACAAGGCAATCAGCGAGAATTGATTGGCACTAAAGACGTTGGGCCTGACTTTACCGGAGACAACTTTCACCGAGATAACGGTCAAAGAAAAATCTCTGAAATTACAAAAGGCACCACTCAATGGGAAGGCTGGGGAACCGCACTTAAACCCGCCAATGAACCAATATGCCTAGCACGCAAGCCATTAGAAAAAGGTTTAACCGTTGCTGATAATGTTTTGAAGTGGGGTACTGGGGCTATTAATGTTGATGGGTGCAGGATTGGCAGTGATAAAATTGAAAAAGGTAGAGCAGGCAGAGGCATAGCAGAATCGACAAGCTATCACAACGGTTTAAAGCCGACAGAGAATAGAGAGTTTGTTCAAGGTCGCTGGCCAGCTAACATACTATTCGACGAGACTGCAGCTGAGATATTGGATGAGCAGAGTGGTATTAGTAAATCCGGTAAACTTACTGGCAAGGAACCGTCTAGCCGTTCAGGCAGTGTTTATGGCGAGTTTTCTACTAGAAGTTTAAATACGCATGGTGACTCCGGAGGAGCATCTCGATTTTTCTACGTAGCTAAGGCATCCAAGTCTGAGAGAAATAGAGGGTTAGAGGGGATGCCGAAAAAGATCGGTTCAACTTATGACGGTAATATAGACCATGAGCACGGCAATAGAAAACTAGGCGCTCATCCAGACCGTCCTACAGAATTGCAAGCCAACAATCACCCAACAGTTAAGCCAATCAAACTCATGGAATATCTAATCAAACTAATCACACCACCAAACGGTGTAGTTCTAGACCCTTTTATGGGCTCAGGTACAACAGGTGTCGCTTGTAAAAATCTAGGGTTTGATTTTATCGGTATTGAATTAAGTCCTGAATATTATGAAATAGCTAAAAAAAGAATAGATACAAAACAAAAAACTAAACAGTTACAGCTAGACATAACGTGTTAAACAATGTTGACCCTTACGTTCTACAAAGGGCTGTTCAATTAAGGTACAAGAAATCTCTATTTGATACGGCTAAATACTTACTTGATTATCGAGACATCACTGAAAAGACTCACCGACGTGTCACTGATACATTAGAAGATGACTCAGAGAGAAAACTAATTTGTTATCCACGTGGAACTTTTAAGTCGAGTCTAGTTACAATTAGCTATCCAATTTGGCTTTTGATTAATAACCCGGATCTTAGAATATTCATAGACTCAGAACTATATGCTAACGCTGTATCGTATTTAAGAGAGATTAAGCTACATATGCAGAGTGAGGCATTTATTAAAATATTTGGTGAGTGGAGAACTGAGACTTGGAATGAGTCTGAGATAATAATAAAACCCAGAAAAAAGATATTTAAGGAACCTAGTATTATGGTGGGTGGTATTGAGACTTCAAAGGTAGGCATGCATTACACTCATATAATCGGTGATGATTACTCTTCGGATAGTAATACAGCGACTAAAGAGCAGAGAGAAAAAGTGATTAATCATTACAGGATGAATTTAGCGATACTTGAGCCAGGTGGGACTTATGTTATTTCTGGCACTAGATACAGTGAGCAAGATATAATTGGCCACATCATTCATAATGAGCTAGGATTTAAGTCGTTAGATGAAATGAAACTGGCTTTAAAATAATAAATGGGGGGGCTATGTTATACCCATATCAACCAACGGGCGGCAGTAGCAGTTCTGTAAGTTCAGAAATTTATCCAGATGACTACTCAGAAATTTACGCCGATTTTCTAGAAACAGGTACCACACCATTTCAAAATGCTGCTGGTGGTGCGGGTGCTGCAGCATCAAATTGGAATACTCAACTAAATTATGCAGGTCATCCGGGTACAGTAAGACTGACTACTGGCACTACTACAACCGGATATGGCACTGTGTTCGGTCAATACATTTATATTAATGCAGGATGTACTTATAAAACCTGTATCCGTATTGAGGATTTATCAACGGCTGGAGAAGAATTTGTCATTACAGCCGGTTACGGTAACTCGGCCACTGGTGCGGATCATGTAAACGGTATTTATTTTAAGTACAAAAGAACTGTGTCTACAAAATGGCTTATGTGTGCTGTTTCATTTGCTACTGGACTAGAGACTGAAACTGCTACTACAGTTGATGTTGCAGAAGATACGTGGATAAGTTTAGAATTGAGTTTAAGTGCAGATAGGGGCACAGTTACTTATGTGATTAACGGCACGACTGTGGGGACTGTTACGACAAACATACCAACAAATGCGTCTGATGTTTTAGCGCATACAAGGGTTGTAAAATCGGCGGGAACTACGGCAAGATTAGTACAATTGGATTATATATATGACAAACAAATTTCAAGCAGGTGATAAATGAAAGAACAGGCTGTTTACGGTGTAACTCATATTACAATGATTCTGAGTAGTGCTACTAATCCCACATTGGTATCAACTACAGCAAATTTATTAAAGAGTGAAATTTCGATTGCTAACAATCTGAACAGCTCGTCTCTTGGTACGGTATTTATGGCTGGTGGGCCAACATTCCCAACAGGAGCAAGTACGGCTCACATGATTCAAGTCTCAAATTTACCGGGTTTAGCTTATACAATATCAGGTCCAGCGCCATATTATATTGGAGTTGCAGGTTTAACGACTACAGTTCAGATAGTTCAAAGCCTGAGCAATATAGGTGGAGCTACATTTAGATAATGTCTAAGTGGAGTCTGTGTTACGAGGGTGCCTATGAAGATGACGGCACATTATTATTCCCAGAACGACTTAGTGAAGAGAAGTTACAAGAGCTACGTCGTTCGATGGGGCTTTATCGATTTAGTAACCAATTTCTTAATCAGACATTACCGGATGAAGAGCAAGACTTTAAACAGGCGTGGTTAAAGACTTATGCGGACTTACCTCAAGATGTTTTTACATTTGCATTTGTTGACCCTGCTATATCTCTTAACGACGGTGCTGACTATACTGCTACGGTGGTTGTTCATGTTGACTGCGACAAGAACTGGTATGTGGCGATGGCCACTCGTCAGCGTATTACAGCAACAGCTACGCTCGATCACATTTTCAATATACACAAAGTATATAGACCCGCGATTATTGGCGTGGAGGATGTCGCATATCAACGCTCTTTACTCCATTTTGCTACAGAAGAAATGCATAGAAGAAATCAAATCATACCCATCAAGGGGATTAGACGCTCAAACATTACAACACAAGGCGATAAGAAATCAAACAACTCAAAACCATTTAGAATAAGAAGTCTTGTACCACGGTTTGAATTTGGTAAGATTTTTTTAGCCCAAGGTCTAGATGATTTATTAATAGAATATAAATCATTCCCGAGGGGCTCGCATGATGACATTTTAGATGCGCTTGCTTCGATAGAAGAAATTGTGTTTTACCCGGACATAAAAAAGGAGAACGATAATGTCACAAATCCAGCCGACCCAAGATACGAAAAGCAGTTCATTGAACGTCTTACGTCGAAGAGGCCGCCCCTCAAAAACAGAAACGACTTTGCAGACTACGAGTGAACCCGCACCATCTGTTGAGTGTCCAGTGGTAGAGCCTAAAGAAGAAGGTGTTGAGTTTGTTGACCTTGAGCGTGTATTCGACACAGGCGTTAAGTCTAAAGAACAAGAAATGAAAGAAGTAGAAATGTTTAATAAGCTTAAAAAGCTTGATTATGCAGTTGAGTACGCTTGTTCCAAAAAGATTGAATGGTTAGAGGTCGATCAAGATATTTTAGAGCATTTTTATAAAGGGCCAGTGCCAGAGGTTGGGTATTATATTTATAAAACAGTGAAGCTTTGTTTAAAAGGACGGGCCGAGGCACTTGCAAAACGTGACAATTTATCATGTCATGAGATTTTATTCCCTAAAGAGTCTTACATGAAGGTTGGTGTTCGACGTGCTGGTGGATAGTATATTATTGGGGCTTTTAATAGCCTCAAACGCTTTCTGGGCTTGGAATACGCACAAGTTAATTAATAAACTTATGTCTAGGAATTACTTCGAATTTAAGGATGCGACGTTGAAATCCGAAGAAAAGCCTAAGACAATAGTAATGCGTCCTGAAGACACAGAAGATTTCGGTGCGCTTAGTGAGCTGACACAATAACCACGGACGGTTAAATGGGTATTTTTGACGGCATTAAAGATAAGCTATTGTCATTTACTAATGACCAACCTCAACAAACAATAGAAGCAGATACACAAGACGAAAAAGAAATGTGTGCGTTTATTAGAGGTAAGATTGAAAAAGCACGTACTAACCCTAGTAGGATCACTTTTGAAAACAATGTTATCACTAACACCGCTTATGCTCTTGGGTATGATTCCGTATATTTTGATTCGAGGTCAAGACAGCTACGACCTTACTCCGGTACTAGCGGTTACCCTAATAAGTCTCGTGTTCATGCTAATCTTATTTTACCTACTATACAGAACAGGCTTGCGAGACTTTGCAAAAACCCACCGAGATACGATGTCCGACCAAACTCAAACGGAGTCGAAGACAAAGACGCCGCACGATTAACACTTAAAGTTATTAATAATGTTTGGGACCGTGAGCGCATAAATGAAAAGCGCATTGATTTAGCTATGTGGCAACAACAAGGCGGGCATGCTTGGGGTAAAGTTTATTGGGACCCAATGAGGGGCCGACAAACTCCCGTCCCACCAGAGTACGATGAGATGGGCCAAGTAGTTAAAGAGGGCTCTATTGAGTACGAAGGTGATATTGGTTTTGATGTTTGTTCACCTTTAGAAATTTATGTGGATAACTTAGCGAGAAATGTGCAAGACGCTCAGTGGATAGCGCAAGCTAAGATTAGAAAACTATCTTATTTTGCGAATCAATATGGTGAGCAGGGTAAAAGAGTTAAGCAAGAGGGCGCGTGGTTATCGAGCCTTCAAAATTTAATTAAAATTAATAATATGTCTTCTAAAACCCAAGGTGGGCAGTTCGATTCAGAGACCGAAGACTCAGCTATTGAAGTGGCGTACTACGAAAAGCCATCAATGAAGTTCCCTGAAGGTAGGATGATTATAATAGCCAATGGTGTGCTACTTTCTTACAAGTCACTACCTTGTGGAGAAATTAATTTTGTTAAGTTTGATGATATTAAAATAGGCGGTAAGTTTTTTAGTGAGTCGATCATTACTCATTTGCGACCTTTGCAGGATCAATACAATAGAAACTTAAGACGTAAAGCTGAGTTTTTAAATAAGGGTTTAAATCTTAAATTTATCGCAGCTAAAGGGCATGGATTAAGCGAAGAGTCCTTAACTGATAACACAGAGGTTCTACAATATAATCCTGTACCAAATGGTGAGGCGCCAAAAGCTGTAACTACACCTCAGATGCCACAGTATGTTTATACAGATGGTGAGCAGTTAAAAATTGATATGGCCGAGCTCTCAGGCATCAGTGAGATTTCTAAGGGCCAATTACCGAGTGCATCTATCCCGGCAATTGGTATGCAGATACTTCAAGAGGCTGATGAGACAAGAATTGGTATTGTAACTGAGTCAAATGAAAACTCATGGGCTGATGTTGGCAGACTTATCGCTAAATACGCAGCGAAATACTATAAAAACACACGATATTTAAAAGAGGCTGGGCAGTCTGGTGAATATACCGTTAATGAATTTACAGGCGATGATTTAAAAGACTCATTTGACGTAATTGTTATGAAGGGCTCAACACTTCCTAATTCTAAAGTGTTAAAGCGCCAAGAATTGTTAAATGCTTATCAGCAAGGTCTTTTAGGTGACCCGAATGACCCAGCCGTAAGACGTAAATTAGTTCAATGGTTAGAATATGGGGATGTGTCTGAAATTTGGGAGGATCAGTATGTTGATGACCACCAAATTAAGCGATCAATTGATGAGATTGAGCAGGGCATACCACCTAAAATTTATCCCGATGACAATCACAAAGCACATTTTGATTTCAAAAATAGAATTAGAAAAACTGACAAGTTTTTAAATTACCCACCAGAGGTTCAGCAGATATTTTTAGCTGATTTAGAAATGCATAAGCAATTTATAGTTCAAGAGGCTATGGCTGAGGCGGGTTCACAAGGGCCTGTACCGCCGCCTATGAATCAGCCGGTGGCAGAGGATGAAACTATGTCTTTACCGCCTGGTGAGGGTGAAATGGTTGAAGATCAACAATCCATGGAGGGATTATCATGATTAAAGATTTATTGGGTGAAATTTTAGAGGCCAAAAAAGGCAAAGCTACGATTGTTATTAATGTACAGCCAGAACACGAGAGTGAAGAGCAAGAAATGAAAAAGCAGGGTATGGCGCCTGTATTAAAAGATGAAAAAGAAGACGAGTCAGAAGAAATGGATTCTAAAGCACTTGTGAATGGTGAAGAGGATGAAATGCTTCTTAAGAAAAAAAAGGGCGTAGTCCCTAAAAATTTAGCTGAAAGAGCTAAAATGATGAGTATGGAATAAAAAGACCAACCTCAATAATGGGGAGTCATAAAGGGGATATAAATGAGCTTCGAAGGACTAGCAGATCAAGCAGCGGACAAAGAAACCGCAGACGTGAGCACCGCTCAAAGCGACTCACTGAAACAACCGACCCAAGACCAAACACCAGAAACAGAACAGCAAGCCAAGACACCGAGTGAGCAAGCCTTACTCGACCTTACAAAAGCTGGTAAATTTTTAGTGGATGGTAAAGAGATGACGTGGGATGAGCTTAATAAAGAGCGTCTTCGTCACTCTGATTACACCAAAAAAACTCAAGCATTGGCCGAAGAGCGTAAGTTCTACGATAACCTAAATGCTGATTTAAAAACGGTGAAATCAAATCCAAAACTTGTGGATGAGTTTAAGAAAACGTACCCAGAAAAGTTTCATGCTTATCTGGATTACGTAATCGAAAAACAACAGAAGCAAGACACCACTCAGTTACCTGATGAGGTAATGGAGAAGCTTAAAAGAGTAGACCATATTGATGAGCTCGAACAACGGCTAAAGTCTTTTGAAGACGAGAGACAGCAGGCCGAATCAGCCAAGATAAATAACACTCTTGAGCAATATGAACAGAAGTTTACGAAGAAATATCCGAATGCTGAAATCGGGTCTGTTTATCATGCAATTGAAGCGCATGTTAAAAAGATGCGAGATGAAAACCCAGAGTATGGCTTTAAAGATTTAAACGAAAAAGTCATAGAGAGTTTTTATAAAAGCACACACGATTATTTCAATAAACGGTTCACTGAGTGGCAGAACAACCAACTTAAATCTATCAGAGAAGGTAATAAGATGGGCTCAGATATTCCACCAGGTGGTGGAGTGCCTTCAGGTGCACCAACAAAGATGCGTTTGAAGGATGTTGCTGACTCTATTATTAACGGCTCTGATTTTCAATAAACGGAGTTAGAAAATGGCAAATACTTTTCAAGGTATTTCTTCAGGTTTATACAATCTAAAGAATTTTTACCAAGGTCCTTTGAAGGATCAATTTAACGAAGACTGCCCAATTTACCGTGGTGCAGACAAATCAAAGTTTTCATGGAACGGCTACCAAGTTATTCGCCCACTACGTGTGCGTCGTAACCCTGGTATCGGTGCTGTATCTGATGGTGGTACACTACCAACTATTGGCGTTCAGACTGGTATACAAGCCCAGATCCAAGCGAAATATAACTACCTTCGCTTTGGTATTACTGGTCCGATGATTAAAGCTTCTAGCTCAGACAAAGGTTCATTTGTTCGCCAAGCGGCACATGAATTAGAGATGGGTTATAAGGATTTAACATCTGATGTAAACCGTCAATTGTCATGGGATGGTACAGGCGATCTAGCTCTTGTTAACGCAAGTGCAGGTCCTACAACTTCAATAGTTGTAAAAGGTCGTGAGACTGGCAGTCCTGCAATCCAATTTTTGGATGTAGGAATGGTTGTAGATTTCTACAGCGGTTCTAGCCCTGTTGCGACTGGTATCACAATCACTGCAATTTCTGGCACGCCAAGTGGATCAACTGCGACTCTTACATTGTCTGGTAACGTAACTGTTACGGCTGATGATGTTTTGGTTCGAGCTAATTCATATGGTCAAGAGGTTCAAGGTCTTTTAACACAACTTGATGGTGCTACATCAACAGTGTTTAACATTACTCGTGCTGATTACCCAATCACACAAGGTAACGTACTTGATCTAAGCGGAGCAGCATTGTCACTTGATTCACTACAAAACTTGCAGAACTCATGCATGCAGCGTGGTGGTGGTAAAATCAAAGCTATTTACTCAGACTTTGATTCACAACGTATGTATCAAAAGCTTTTAACGGCTGATAAGCGTTATGTGAATTCAATGAAGGGTGACGGCGGGTTTTCATCTGCTAGTGAATCATATCTTGAGTGGAATGGTATTCCTTGGGTTGCTGATAAAGATGCCCCTAAGCGCATATTCATGCTCGCACAAGATGCCATTGAAAAAATGGTTCTATGTGAAATGGAATTCGCTGATGAAACGGGTTCAATGTATATCGCACAAACAAGTGCTGATAGCTTTGAGGTTCGTATTCGTCATTTCTTCAACTTGTTTAACTGCCAAGCATCAGCTTGTGGAGTTATTGAAGATTATGTGAGTCCATAATGGATTCTGAGCTACAAAGGGTTAATGGTTTAGTTAAAAGGTTTGATAAAAACCTTATGGCTAGACGCTCTAAAGAGGGTGTCATTCAGGTGTGTCAATTGATACGCAAATGGCATCCTTTCGAGATTGATTCAGAAGTAGTTCTGTATCCTGAAGACGTGCCTCATTTAGTGTTTTCATTAACAGATAATTGGGGCGTGTCAGGCAAAAAGGTTTCTTGGGGTTATTTGCCTTTGTATCAAAAGATGACAGAAATCAGCTTAGATAGACGGGATGAAATGCTCAAAGAAATCGATATCCAAAACCAGAAAGCCCGAGAGTCAAAAGACAGAGACTTAAAGAATCATTTTGAGTCAGCAGCTTACGAAACTCGGGATATTATAAGAAAAACATTTAGCGACTTTAATACAGCGTCGATGAATAAGCACGACGATGTTCGTCGCAAAACAGATAGGAGTATCAAATGGCGATAGTAAATAGAGATTTAGATGCATCACAACAATCATATGTGGTGCAGAACGCGCTTGGTGCATTAGCAACAGGTGTGAGCGCATGGGTTGGCGCGGTTCCAAGTGTTGGTCAAATTTTAGAGTGGAAGTTGTCAGGTAAAGGTTTATCTGCCACTCCAGTTTATCAATTGGCCATTGCACGATGGACATCTGCTGGTATTACAAACATTGCATTAGGTTCAGCGATCACGCTTGCCGGTGCATTTGGTTTGTCTGGTGGTTTGTTGGGCGCCACATTTAACAGCGGTTCATACGCTGTTCAAGCTGGTGACGTTCTAGTTGTTAACACTTCTGGAGCTAACACTGCTGTTACTGATCTAGTAGTAAGTGTTGTTATTAAAGCAACACAAGATATCAAGAAAACTTTTGATATTTAATCGGGTCGGTTGACCTTGGTGGGTCATTCGATTTTCTTACGCTAGGCCTCTATTTAACAATGATTGTTGATTAGGGGCTTAGTGTGAGATTTAATTTGAGGTGTTATGAGTTATCCATTATTTACACCAAAATCAAGCGGCAGCTCGGGCGGCGGCGGCAGTATTTATCTCAACTGGCAGGAATATGGTAACTCGGCAGCGAGAAGTGATGCCTCTAATTTTGCTATTTATGTTTTTACAGCTACTTTAGCGCAAGAATTGTATGCATCTTTTCGGGTGCCCTCATCTTACGTGACTGGTAATCAAATAAGTCTTAAGATTTTATGGTATAGCGCCGACACATCAGGTAACGGTTTAATATCTTCTCAGAGTACATTAATAAGAGCTCAGACCGATGCCATTTCGTCAACTACAAATCAAAGAACAAGTACAAACGCGGCTGTTACATTAAGTGCAGGGACGGCAAATGAGCCACAGCCGGTAACACTAGATTTAAGTAGTTCGACCGGGACTATTAATAGTGTGGCGATAACTGCTGGGGATTTAATTTTGATTAGAATTTATAGAAATACAGATACGGCAACAGGTGACATTAATTTTCTATTTGATTCGCACGAGGTAACATTATCATGAAGTATCTTTTAGTTTTATTATTTAGTGTTACGGCAAGCGCCACATTAAATGATGTAGATAAGGCTCAGATTTTTAATAAGAATATATTGTCTAACGGTGGGTTTGAAAACGGAATGGCGTCCTGGAGTATTTCAGGTGGTGGTACAAGGGCGCTTATTTCTTCAGGAGATAATTTATTAGTTGGTAAAAATACATATTCATGGGCGGCATCTGGCAGTTCTCAATACTTAACATCAACGGCAGTTACAATACCAAAGGGCATGTATGGACGTAATGGCGTGGCTAGTTGTTTAATTAAAACTGGGTCTGGGTCTGCTGTTGTTAGTGGTGATTATGTAATTACGGCCTATGATGGATCTAATATTTTATCGTCTACAAGTATTTCTATTTCTGATTATGGAGCAAGAAATTCTGCTAATTTTATATTCCCATCAAGCGGTAGTTTATCGATTCGATTTTCACGTCCATCTGGATCTACTGATGGGCTTTATATTGATGATTGTTATCTTGGCCCGGCTGAGGGATATAATATGTCATCAGTAAGTCAGGCCCTTTTTGTTGGCAGTGCTTATTTTGCGACTACGGCAAGTTGTACGTTTACTAGAACCAATACGGCGCTTGGATCTTTAAGTGATACTGACTGCCCTGGTCCTACGGTAGAATTTAATCCTGGTCCTGGCACAATACAGACAACCGATGCCAACGCTCCAGTGGTTACCGTTAATAGCTTGCCGCCTGGTTATTATGAGGTTTCATTTATAGGCGGCTCGGTCATCGCGACATCGGCGCAGCTTGCGTCACTTGCAATAAATGATGGGACTACGACATCCGGTCAAACTACGGCGCCAAATTTAACCACAGCAACATCAAATTTTAAAGTTACCGGATATTTTTCTTATAGCACAACGGCTAATAGATCATTTGAGTTGTACGCGTCGAGCGCAGCGAACGCTTTTAATATAGATTTAACAGCAAGCAATCAACGGCTATATTTCAGCATAAAGAGATTCCCGGCATCTAATGAACAAGCATACAGACCGGACCTAATCTCTAGTTCTTGGAGTGGTTACCATGCAAGTACATGCTCATGGAATACAACTTCTACAAGTTTTGCTACACCTACTGGGGATGCAACTTGCACTCTCACAGAAGTAACTAATCAAAATTTCGGTACAGTTTCAACGGCAACTGATGGCACTGGCCCAATCCCTAAAATTTCTTTTACACCCGTTCGCGCGGGCAGGTATTCAGTATGCGCAACTGTAATTCTCACCCATAGCGTTGATGGTGGTACATCATATTCAAGAATAATAGATAATAGTTCGGTAGAATTAGATGCGGCAGCGGGTTCAATTAGTGGTACAGGCGGTCATTTTACACATAAACTTTGTGGGATATATGTAGCCACTGGTACATCAGCACACACTGCAACGGTTCAAATATCCACTAGTACTGGCACTACGACAATTACAGATCCAAGCGCCACGGGACCTACTCTAAATCCGATACAGTGGGAGATATTTCAAATCGATCAAAACATACCAGCGCCCGCAATTGTAAATAGTGTGGTGAGCACTCGAAGTGCTGTGACTAAAATAAACAGTGCTGACATAGCAACTACAGGTACAGTTTCAAATGAGAGTGGCGATTGGATAAGTGGTAACTGCACGAACGCAAGCCCTATGGTTTGTACGCTTAACTCAGGTATTTATTCAGCGACACCTCATTGTTGGACTAGCGTGAATGACACAGGGTCAAGTAGTACTTGTCAGACATCTCCTAGCTCTTCAACGTCAGTCTCATTAAGGTGTACAAATGATGCAGGGTCGGCAACTACAACTTCAATAAATAAGCAATTGTTTTGCATGGGAGTACCATGACATTAGTCGCAGTTTCATTCAGTCAGTCAAATCCCATTATAAGTCTCATGGTGTTCAGCGCCCGGAGTTGTTAAATCATGGCACCATAAAAATGTAGGCGCGTTTGTTAACTTAATATTGTGGCGCCAAGCAAAGTGCACTTTAGGCTCAAACTCTGTGAAATATTCGTATGCCATTTGTGAAGGTTTATAAATAACCCCACTCTCACACACCTTTTCACCCTCTCTAGTGTTAAACACGATTACATTTCTATCTGTGGTCTTTTTAATGTGTCTTGCGACCTCAATAAGAGCCGTTTCAGACCCACCAAAACCTTTTGATTTGTACAACTCCTCATCAAATGGGTATGGGTGAGAACCTTGAATACAAGTAAATACAACATCCTCAGTTTTCTGCTTTGTTGTGGTCGCATGCTTATTCATTCTCTCTTTTAAATTTAAAAACTCAGTGAGCATTTTCTGAGTGTCTGGGTGATTAAATTTTTTCAAAGACTCCGTTGCATCAATTATCGCGCCATCTAAATCATTATTTTTAAACTTAATACGTGAAATCATATCCATTGGGACGTGCTCATATGCCGAATGGTTTAAAAATAAAAAGCCATTTGTATTATCAACAGCCTTAGAACATCTAGTCGCCGCTCCATACATAGGGATTGCATCTCTCTCACGATCCATTTTCACTAAGCAGTCACCGGCTAAACAATAAAACTCAGCCCGATTGGGTGCTAACGCCATACCCTGACAAGCAAGACTTAAACCCTTCGCTAAAAGATGTTTATTTCTCAATTCAGGACTTTTATATTCTTCTTCTTGAAAATATCTATGTAGACAAGACTTTATTAGATATTCAAAAGTAAGAATCCTATCGTGTGTCTCAAGTTTTGGGTTATCGCATACTTGATCTAGCCAAACATAACCCTCTTGAAATCTATTCTTATCGCAAAGCTCTTTACCGTAATAAAATTTAAGCCTTGGTGGGAGCTCACCTTCTTTAGCGACTTTTTCTAGCATCGATACGTTACGAGAAAAGTCTTTTTCATAGTCTTGAGCCGTACGACGATGGTTCACAGTCCAATTAGTCGCCATCTGAGCCATGACTTTTTCTTCAGGTATCATGCCCTCGTGAATAAAATACTTCCAAGAAAATTTCTTCGATGTTTTTATAACTCTTTCACGTAAAAACGTGCAATTTGGCTTACCACGCTCATCAAATGAATAATGATACTGTGCTAACCAAAAATCAGACAAAATCATGACCTCATCACGCCATAATTTGAAGTTTTCTTTACTTGATAAAGCATCATCCAGGTCTAACCACATAACAAAGTCAGTTTTAACACCTTCCATTGAATAATTTCTAGCCGCAGCGAAATCATCAATCCATGTAAAGCGTTTTAAGT